TTTAGTTTTTCTCGAAACTTCTTACCAGCTTCTTGTCTGTTTTTACGAAAACGAGCTATTGGGTTTGAGTCTGTCATGTTAGTCAGTTAAAAACTTTTTATAGGAGTCATTGTTATAAGCACTCCAAGCACCAAACCCTTGTTGATCGTATAGACGTTTAGCTGCTATTACATTAACAATAGGGTCATATAATTCATCTGTCGATTCTATTCCAAATAATTTCAATCTTTCTTCTAAAAACGCATCAATCATATTTAATTGAAAAAGACCTATAGAAAATTCATTTTTCTTTTCTGGGTCTAAACCAGACTTCACAGTATCAATCATAGGATCACCTGCTGATTCTGCCATAGCTACAGCAGCCATAATCTTTGCTTGTTCTGGTGTAAATCCTACAGCTAATAACATTTCATTTATTTTTGGTTGTGATATTTTTTTAGTTTTATCTACTCCTTTTAATATTTCATCTAAGTCTTCTTCTAAATCTAATCTACGTTCTCTTGCTTCATCTTCTGGGGTAGAAGGTGTAAATGCACCAGCTTCAGCATCACCTTGAATATCACTTATATCATTTCCTTTTTCTCCGTCCTTATTATCATCTTTACCTGATTCAAAAGTTCCACCTGTTAGCCCTCTTGCTTGTTCAATATATTTACTCTTAACTTCTTCAATCTTATTGATAATATCTAAAGTTGTTGCATTACGACCTTCTTCACTTAGACGATATTGATATAGTTCTAATTTTGCTTTGTTATAGAAATCGGTAACCTTACGAGAACCATTATCATTTAGTACTCCTGTATTAGAAATAATAAATTCACTGCCACTAAATTCACCTTTTAATTGACCTAATAGTTCTGTAAGACCTTTATTAATTTCTGTATAATCACCCCTTTCTACAGATTCAGCAGTATCTAATAACTGAGTTAACCTGTTTCTGTTTGCTATTGTTTTTGGTGTTCGTGAATCTTGATACCATTGCAAAGCTGCCAAACCAGCATCTTGTACAGATTCATACCTACCAATAATTATGTTTGTTTCAAGCTGTGCAGACCTTTCTAATGTTGTACCATCTAAAGCAACCGCAGCAGTACCAATTTTTGCAGCGTCTAATACATATTTTTTTTGTAATCCGCTAATTAAACTTGCATCTCCTGTTTCTGCAAACTGACGAATAGTGTTTATTATTTCATCATTTTTATCTCTTTCTTTTTGTATTTGTCTGCGTCTTTCATATTCATAAACATAATTATTAATTGATTTTTTTAAATCATTTACTCTGCCTTGATAGTCAGGGTGTGCAGTAAGATTTAATTTACCCTCAACTCCATAAGGAAACTGTTTAGCTATATCTAAAATGTCTTCAGCACCTTCTATATCACCACCACCAGAAAGCCCAACTGCTTCTGCTTGGTCAATAAGAATATCAACTATAGTTTTGTTTAATTCACTTCTGTCTTTTGTGATAAGACCTAAATCGTTCATGCTTTGTTCAAAATTAGAAATTAATTGTAAATCTGTATCATCATCACTTACTATTAATCCTTTAACTAAAGGAACAGCTAGGTTTTTAAGTTTTTCAAGATTATATTCTTGATGTCGTTGCACATGACTTGAAGTAATAAAAGCAGTAGTTTCTGCTAATTTTGGTAAAAAATATTTATTTGCATAAACAGGATTTATGTCACCTAACTGATCTACAACTTTTGATTTTTCACTTTCTAACCAAGATTGAAATTCTGGTGATTCAAGAGAAAAAGCATTTAAAGATTTACCATTTATTTGTGTTGTCGAATAGCTATTTGATAAGGTGCTTTTTAAATTACTACCTAAAATCTCTGCTTTAGTTTTTTGATAAGCACGATCAGCAAAAATACTTCCACCGATAAGTCTTCTAGCAGCATCTTCACCATTAGTTTTTTTTATATTTTTAACAATAGGTTTAAAATTTGTAACAGCATCTTCTATTGCAAGTTCCGTACCTTCTGCTTCTTCTTTTTCTATTGCCTTTTCTAAACGTACATTTAAAAAAGTTTGTATTGCTGGATTTATAGATTGTAATGTTTCAGCTAATGCCATAATGCCTGTTTTAGGTAAGACACTAGGAGGTGCTACAAAAGTATCTACAGGTCTTGCAGAAGATTCAAAAGCTGTACTTTGAAAACTTGAGGTCATACTAATTGTGCATAACTTGAAATTCCTTGACTAGCCACATTTAGTAAAGTACTCGCTAAAGAAGGGATTTGATTATAAGCTTGATTTATATTGCTTTGTAATTGATTAATTCGATTTTGATAGTCTGCTTCAGTTGCAAGAATATTTCTATCATATTGCCTTCTAAATGATTCTAATGATTGATTTATTGATTCTCTGTAATTAGCAGCTTGTCTTTCATTATCCATTAATAGTAATCCTATAGTTGTACCCGCTTGTTCTGATGCTATTATAGATCGACTTGCTTGCAAAGCTTCAATATTTTTTGCAAATATATCTTGTGCTTTAGATTTTTCTGTTTCTGATTTTTGTTCTGCTAATGCTTGTTGCTGTAATCTTTTTGAATCTTCTGCTGATTGTTGAGCTATTAATGCTTGATTATATGTTTGATTAGCTGCACTTATAGCAGCAGATCTTTGAACAAAAGCATTAGCAGCAGTAAGACCTAAACCTGCATAAAATAAAGGTGCTGCGGAACCTAATCCTAATGCTGGTAACGCTGCAACACACATCTAGGCAATCCTCAGAAATTCGTAAAAAGGTTTTTTTTGATAACCATAACTCTCATGTAACTTTACAAA